GAATATATCGGCTTTCCCATGTCCTACCTCGCGCCGGAGTGATACTGTTCCGCCATGCCGTTTCTCGACCTGCCCAACGACATGGTGCCGCCCGGGATGCCTGGATCGTCCGGGCCACCAGAGAACGTGGCCGACCGCGTCCTGCATAGGGTGGACAACATGCTGGCCCAGATGTCATGGGACGCTCCGCTTTTCGCAGTCGCGGCCGTTGCCTTCATTTTCGGGCCTTCCCTGTTACGAAGGTTCACCGACGACGCCGGCGTAGCGAAGCGGTGGTCCTGGTTCTGGGCAGCGGTTGTCATCTTCCTGCTGGTCAGAGCGATCCCCCGGCACGGGTGGGTCTATTGAGAAAATCTCAACAAAAAAATTAGAAATTATCAAGAGGATTTCCGCGACCACCGGCGGCGGCGGCTGGTTGCGCGAAAAGCCGGGGCCACCCCCGGCCACCCCCTCCCCCTCCGCTGATCATCGAGTTGTCAGTCGAAGATCGATGGGCCGGCGGGGGAGGGGGCGGGGGCTGGGTCTGCCGGGTCAGGCACCCTGAAAGGCGGGACCGATGATTGCGCATCAGCGGGTCTGGGCAGAGATACGCAAGGCAAATCAATCACTTGGCATTCTACAGGCTCGGATAGGTCGCTGATGGGTCGCGCCCGGCTCCGCGCTTCGGCCAATGCGGCCGCAACGCTGATGGTCCCGTTGACGTTCAAGTCCAGGCGATCGCCATAGGTTTCGGGCCGGAGCTTCGAGGCGCGGAACTGGCGCACGGCGATGCGGTTGCGCGCCCGCTGCGGGTCGCGCTCCGTGTCGGCGATATCCTGCATCGCGTCTACCGTCGCCTCGATGTGGTTTTCCCGCGCGCGGATCAGCGCTTCCCGGAAATCGGCGAAGCAATCTTTCCACCTGTAGATGGTCGACAAGCCCGGCATATCGTCCATCTTCGCAATTTCCGTAATCGTCGACCCGCTGGCGTACCTGGCGACGATTTCAGCCCCTACAGCTTCGCTATATTCGGATGGCCTACCCATAACTACATCTCGCTGACGTTGAGATTTCCGCATCGAGATATATTCCCCTTGTCGAGACAAGCACAAGCCCCGTTACACCGCACCAGCGTTAAGCCATCGTCCCGTATTTCAGGACGGCCGGCGATCTCCGGCGGAAGTGGCAGGGGCTTTCCGGCCCCGCCTATCTCTCCGTAGGAGAGGGAAGCCGGGAAGCTAGGATTTCTGCGGCTTCCCGCCCCTAAATGCCGAAAACCGGCGTAAGTCCCGGACTTCTGCGCTTTCGCCCTATTCCGTAAGCCGGGAAAGCATCGGCACTTTCCGCTGGCCCTTCGCACTTTAACTGATATACCTTCCCGGCTTGTGTTTCCATAATCTACACGAGGGAGTGGCCCGTGGCCGTAACGGAATTAGTGAAAGTCGAATTTCTCGGGGCCGCTATCCTGAATGGCGGCGTTATAGCGGCGGCCTACCTTGGCGCACACGCCTACCCGGCTTGGTGGGTCCTTTTCTTAGGTGGCGTGCAAACGGTTGGCTGGGTGTTTTTCAGGCAAGGCCACCTTCGTTTTATGGAGAGGCATGGTCTGCCCTTCCCCTCGCTCGGAGGGGTGTACCTATCAAACTCGATCCTTCCGGCCGCGGTTTACTTCTTGGCCAGGTGGCTGCTGGCCGATTGACGTAATCTAAACATGCTGCTATTATATAAACATTGGTGTTTTTGGCTTGCCTCGCTTGCCGTCCTGTGCCAGTGTCAGCCCACGGGCTTGAGAACCCGTTGATGCTCTAGGCGGCAACGCCACCGATATCCGGCGGAATTTCCATTCCGCTATGTCCAGGGTCACCATGCGAATGTCCAATGGCGCAAGCCTAAAGGCATGGTGGCACGTCCCTAGAGCCGTGTTCTCAGCCCCTGGACGTCTCGCGCCCTGAGAAGCGCGGAGGCGTTCTCCTCAAGCTCTAGGAGAACACCCATGACCAATTTCCGTTCCGTTCACACCCAGCCCCTGCCTGCCGAAGCTCGCGCCGAAATCTTCGGCAAATGGAAGTCCGGCGCCTGGCGCAAGGTCGACCTGGCGTCTGAATACGGCCTGACAGTCCATATGGTCTCAAGCATCATCCGGCAGGCCGCCGGTACGGATCCCACGCCAAACGCGCCGGTGGTTGAGCCCCTCCCCACTCCCGAACCCGAAAGCAAGATCACCAGCGGCATTGAGCTTCGCGTCTGGTGTGCCGACGACACAGAGGCCGCCGTGTTCTTGGCGAAGATTGCCGAGGGCCGCCGGTTGCTCGCCAACCACGCGGCTTGACGCCCGGAGGCGGGGCGGAGGCCCCGCCTTTCCAGCATGGGCGGCTTAGGTGGCAAAATTTGCGTTGCATTCCGCATCATGTTGAGATAATATCAACACAGTTAGATCGCTCAACCGATCGCACCCCTTAGCGGTTTTCGCTTGGGATGTGCGTTGAGCTAATCTCAATGTGAGGAAAAACCACCATGACCCGCAATCCTGATATGGCCACCTTCGCCAAGTATTGCCGCTACAATAGCGGCTCCCACTTCCTGGACAGCGGGAGCGCTTACGGGCGCCACTGGCAAAAGCCGGGCATCGCTTTGGATGCGCCCGATGCGGTTATCGACATCTGGCGGAATGAGGTTTCTGGGGCCATTGAGACCGCGCATTTCCTCGCCAGTGCTTTCGGCATCGACAAGCGCGTGATGCGCAATTTCCAGCGCTGGACCCGTAAGCAGGGCGATACCGAGAGCTGGTTCGAGTTGGCAGACCGCTACGCTACGCTACGGACGTGATGGGCCTGGTCAGCCGCGCCCGGGATAACGTCTACAACGGCGAAAACGACCTGACACAGGTATATGCGTGGGAGGTTTACACCCCGGAAGATGACAACGGGGACTGGATCTATGCCGGCGATCCGCTTGTGGTTGTTTTCGTCCATACCGGGTGTGACGTCCGCGGCGGCTATTCCGCGCCCATCTTCTGCAGGTCGAAAGGGGAATACGCCGTCCCTGTCGACTACGTTGCGCAGTTCCACGCTGAAGCAGGCCGGACCGACGGTCGGGAAATGGACGACGACGAGCTTCGCGCGATCGACGAACGTTGGTGCGCAGGATATTCCAGCTTGCCCGCCTCCCAAGTCACGGGTGACATCGAGCGGGTTTTCCCCTGGACGAAGACCGCTACCTCCGTCTGCGCCAAGCTGAAATCCGGCCATATCGTCAAGATTGGCGTGGAAATGCCCTATCTCGGCTGAGCGGGGAAACCTCAACGTGAGGAGAATTTGCCATGTTCACTACCGATTTCGGCAGGCATGCGTCCCCGGGCGACACGATCACTTGCGAGGCTGACGGCTTCACCGTTACCGCGCGCCTGGAATACGACGACGCGGGCGACAAGCCCGACGAACGCGACGCCGGCTTTTGGCCCTCCCGCGACCCGAAAGCCGCTGGCTACGTCCTGCCCGAGTACTTCGCCGCGGAGCAGGCCAAAGCCGAGGACGCCATGCGCGCCTGGCTCGATGACGAATGGTGCTATGTGGGGGTGTGCCTGACCGTCGAAAAGGCCGGGGTGCAGCTCACGGACCAGTACAGCAACGCGCTTTGGGGCGTCGAGTGCAGCTACCCCGGGGCGGACAACAGCCATTTGCGCCAGGTGGCGAACGACCTCGTCCCTGAAGCGCTGAAAGAGGCTCGCGCCATGCTGCGTGAGCTGCGCGGCGGGGAGGGCCAACCCCTGTTTACGCTGGTCATCAACACCGAAAACGCCGCTTTCGAAGACGAGCCCGCAACCGAGATTGCTCGCATTCTTCGCGCCATCGCCGACCGGGTCGATCAAGGAACCTTTGACGGGTTCGAATGGGACGCCAACGGAAACCGCGTCTGCCAGTTCAACACCAGGAAGGGCTAAGCCATGAACGCCCACCCCCGCCGAATTCTGAACCTTCAGGACCGCATGCGCATACAAACGGACAGCAGGGAAGATCTCGACCAAGTCATGGACCACTACGAGGGGCAGGGCTTCCGCCCGGCCTCGATCGAACGCCGGCCTAGCGGCGAATACGTGGCCATCCTGACCAAGGGGGCCGGGCGATGAGCCCTGCCGATTTCGTGGCGTGGCAGGCCAGGCTTGGCCTGACCCTGGGCCAGGCGGCGTGCGTCCTGGACGTGTCCCGCCGCACCGTGACGACCTACCGCACGGGGCCGAAAGCCGTTCCGTTCGCGGTCGAGCTCGCCTGTCGCTGGATCGAGGACCACCCCGGGCTGGCCGGTGCCCTGGCCCCGGAGCGCTGCCAACATCGCCGGGTCTAGGTCGCCACCCACAGCACGGGTGAAGCCGTCGACAGACGAACGTCTGCGGTGGTTTCGCCGTTTAAGCTGGCCAGCGTGAACAGGCCAGCCGAATAGCCCCGCCGCACGAACCGCACCCATTCATCGCCCTCGGCCGTCCTGACCAAGCACAGGCGGCCGATCGCGTCCGCGGGCACGTCGGACCGCGGATCGACAAAGAAAACCCACCCGTCGAACGGGCTGGCCGGATCCTCACACCGTAGGGCTGCCGCCATCGTCGGCAGTCCAGGCGGCGAAGGGACCCGCGGGTGCGCGCCGCCGCGGTGTTTCACCCAGCCTGCGCCGTCAGCCACCATAGTAACCGGCGTGGTGCGGCCTTCATCGCGCGGCCGGGGCAGGCCGGCGTTGAAGATCACGTCTTCGAGCGGGATGCCCAGCAGGGTCGAGAGCGAGGCCGCTTCGGGCATGCTCATCTTCCGTTTGCCGTTCAACATCAGACTGACGGACGAAGGGTCAAGGCCCATCAGCCTGGCGAGCTTGCGCTGGGATAGGCCGCGGTCTTCAATGCGGCCTTGGAAATAGCCGGTGTTGATCTCTGTCATGTCTACCTCCGACCTTGATATTGCAAAAATCTAAACACGTTGCAACAGCCTTACAGGGGAGACGCTTGACTAGCATGTTGAGATTATAGCATCATACTGCCGTAGTAACAACGACCGGTGAGAAAATGCCCCCTCTGCGATACATCGCGAAGTTCCCGATCGCCCAGCGAATTTTTGATAAATTCGGCGGGGCGCGCCGTCTGGCCCGCCTGATAGGGAGAAACCCGTCAGCGCTCTACAAATGGAACCACCCCCGTTCGCAGGGAGGCCTGGACGGCCTGGTCCCCACCAAAGCGGTTCCGGACATTAAGTCCGCCGCTGACCTGATGGGCATCGACCTGACCGCTTCCGACTGGGCGCCTTGACCGTGGGGTGGGTCACCCGCATCGTGGCTGTCGCTCTGGCCTGCGCGATATTCGCCGCCGAAGCTGAAGCGCCTCCTCATTTAGGGTATCTCGACGCCGGGTATCTGGCCTGCGTACTGACGCCAAGCGGGAAACCTTTCTGCGCTTTTTACGGGGCGAAGCCATGAGCCAGAAGGCAATCCTCCGGAAGAAGCAGTATGGGAAAGGCATTTATCAGCCGTACCCCAGAGGCACTTTCGAGCACGACCTCTTCCGAATGATAAACAGCCAGGGAATGCCCGACACGATCCTGGGGACGATGTGCGGCATAGGGGACAGCACAATCAACAAATGGCGCTGTAAAAGACGGCCGCCTACCAGCATCCCCACTATCCAGAAGCTGGCCCAGCGGTGTGGATACCGCCTGACCCTGGTCCGCGTCGTCGATGGGGGAGAAGAATGATTTGTTTTTTCGTCGCCGGCGCCCCGGTCGGCAAGGCCAGGCCCCGCTTCAGCAAAGCCAGCGGCCGGGCCTTCACCCCCCAGAAGACCGCCAACGCCGGAGCCTTCGTGAAGAGCGAGGCGCTGCGCCAGGTGGGCCAACCCGTACTGGTGGGCCCGCTGGAGCTGCAATTGACTGCAACGGCCGCCGTCCCCGAAAGCTGGTCGAACAAGAAGCGCGCTGCCGCCCTGGCCGGCGAGATAAAGCCGACCGGCAAGCCCGATCTGGACAACCTGGCCAAGCTTTACGCCGACGCGCTGAACGGTATCCTGTGGAAGGACGACAGCCAGCTCGTCCGCATGGCCCTGGAGAAGCGCTACGGCGGAGTGCCGGGCGTCCACATCACCGTGCTGCCCCTGGACAACACCGTGCGATCGGCCCCGGAAGCCGGGGCGATGCTGGGCAGCGAGCGCGGCTTCGTTCCCGTCGCCCGGCCGGCCGCCGAGCCCTTTGACATTTTCGCCTGAGAGGGAACCCATGCAGCGAGACCAAGTGCTGGCCGAGGCGTGCGCCATCATCACCACCTCCCGCGCCGAGACCCACGGCAGCTACGAGGAGAACTACACCCGGCTGGCCGGCATGTGGTCGGCCTACCTGGGGGTGCCCGTGTCGGTCGTCGACGTGACCAACATGCTGGTCATGCTGAAGATCGCCCGGGCCCGCACCAAGCCCAAGCACGCGGACAACTGGATCGACATGGTCGGGTACGCGGCCTGCGGCGCCGAGGTAGCTGGCGCCAAATGATGCAGCTCGACGATTACCAGATCGAGGGCGCCCGCTGGCTGGCCCGCACGCCCCAGGCCCTCCTGGCGGACGTGATGGGCGTCGGCAAGTCGGCCCAGGCCGTCGCCGGCTTCGACCTGGCGGACGCGCGCTCGATTAACATCCTGTGTCAGGGTGGCAAGCGGCTGGACTGGGCCAAGGACATGGGCAGATGGTCCGCCCGGGCCCGGCCGATCCGCCTGATCGAG